GTCTTTGCGGAAACCGCAAAGGGTAGAAGCGCACCCAGACTGCCGCCACGTGCCGTTGGCGATCTTCCGAGCCTTTAACTCCTCAAAAGTTTCAGGCCTCTTCTGTCTCCGAGAGGTATATTGAACCCTCTTCTCCTCGGCTTTCCGCTCTCCATACTTTTGGTCTGGAGAGCCTGAGCTGAGACCGGGACGAAGACTATGCTTACCATCCAGTCTTGGGGGATTAAGTTTCGATTGTAATCCCAGCATAGCGAAATTTGGTCTGCCATCGGCCCATCTACTTGATGGTTGTGTAGTTACCTTCGTTTTGCGCGGTGTTTTCGCCACAATAGGTTTACCACGAGGGTGAACCTCATCTTCTATAACCACTGAAGCACCGGGTTTGGCGGTTTTCGGCTTCATAAACAACGGGGGTGACAGAAGATAATCTAGTGACGTCGCACCATCTAACCATTGCTTGAATTTGCCATACTCAAACCCTGGCATGCTCATAGCGAGGTAATCAGTCATCCAATCTGCGGGATCATTCTGATACTGTGATTCTTTATCAAATCGTGACAACCAACTTCGCATAAGTTCAGTATCTGGATTAAGCTTAATTTCATCCCAATCCCGCATATCCATGACTTTACTACAGAATTCACCTATAACCGGTGTGTTTTCATCTGACAACAAATAGCTGCGTACCTTTTCTAGCAATTTATCCTGCACAGTGACTCTAGATGCTAGGGCCACAGTGACATGGAACTTAGAAAGCTGTCTAGGCAAATCACAGCAAGTATTTTGATCTCCAAACCAAACATCCGGTGAGTAAACTCTTGCGAGAAACTTCACACCCAATTTTCCCCGGTAGACTGGTTCTGCAGTTAATTCCTGCCCGATCATTGTAGCCGCTTGGCAATAAATCTTCGGGTCCACATCTGCAGTGATACCGTCATCTCCCCCATACAACCCTAACATTTCATAAGCCTCTTTAGCCGTTAAAAACACTCCCCGAACCCTCGTCTTACGGAGGGCCAGGAAGGCAACAAAAGCGTTAGTGAGGCTATTAAATAGAGATGTTTCAGGTGATCCTGATGCCCTAGAATACTGAGTTTCATACCATGTGCCGTAAAATCCCACGCCTTTCAACATATATTGAGAACGGTGGAGATCTAACAATTCAGCATGGTGTTCAGTCTTAAAGGCTCGCATCAATACTATGCGTTCCAACTCCCGCATGATGTTTGAGCCATGACCATCAAACCGTGAAAAATCAGAGTTCACAATCATATTAGCTTTGGAACAAACTTCAGACACTCTCGCAGCAATTAACTTGGGAGTTCTCCCAAATGCATACCACGATTGTTTCTTAAGAATACCTTCCATCGCATAAATGTATCGCGAATACTCCCTTTTATCTACAGTGTTAATAGTTGAGATAATACGAGGGTCCTTGACATCTGGGTAAGGCTCCTTCTTAACAAAAGAGCTAACCAATCTGAGTGCCTTGGAACCCAACGAATCATCCAGCAAACGCCTTTGTGAAGGCTTATGCTGTCTCTCATAAACTTCATCATGGTCAGTAGGAAACAAAGTATTTCTATGTTTTTCAGGAATTAGCAACTCAGAAAATTCCTTCATTACCGTTGCTAAAAATGGAGTCATATCAATGGAATCGGGTCGAACTTTTTCAACTCTCCCTTCAATGGCCTGTACCTCATTGGTAACTGTTTTATCAGGTACAAAAGCCCCATGAACCATTGGATTCATGAAGGCTACCATGGAGGGTTTGGCGTCACCATCAAAATTCATCGGATCAAATTGGTAACGCCTGACTGCATGAGTTATTGGACAAACCACAGGTGGTTTGTTCTTCGAGTCCTTTTGAGCTATGTGGTATTCGATTAGAGCTGCGGCGGTAGGACGGTGTCCATCGACATACGACATGACAGCAGGAAAAACTAAACCATGCTTTGAGACACGAGAGACAGTAGAGATAGTATCATCTACGTCAATCGGAATCGTTGCACAGTTATATTTTAACGGTCGTCCCGTAGACATGAAAACACCTTTACCAGACACAATTCGT